AATTGGCATTTATTTTTTATAGGAAAATTGTTGGAATAATAACCCTGATAAACAACTCCACAAATAGTATTTGGAAATCTAACATCTTTTACCCTATTCATTGTTACTTGTGCTACTGCTAATTTGCCTACTGTAGGCTGATTTCTTGCCTCATGGTATATATTAAGTGCAAGACATTCTACCTCATCTGCTTTAGCTTTAAAACAAGCTAAGAACAGAAGAAATAGTATAACCCAATATTTCATAATAACCTCCCAGATATTACTCCATTTGTTTTAAGATTATATTTGCTTTTATATCTTTGAATATGTTTTGAATTTTATAGTGATCATCAGTTAAGTCTTTAAGTTGTGTGCTTACAAACCTTTTAACATTCTTTAATATGTCATCATTGATACTGTGATCTAAATCTAAGCTCCTTAAAAGATTTTCTTTTATATCAATTGCTCTTCTAAATGCATTATCAACTTTGAGTTCACATCTTGCTAGACTTTTTTCGTCAAACCTACCATCTTCAAACTCTCGCCAATATTCAAATGCTTTTACTTGTTCAATAATACCCCAATGATACAGAGTATCAAAGAACTTTTTCTTTCCATTTTCAGCACTTGCGTCAATAGAATACCAAACTTTAACTACCTTTGGTATATTGGTGTGTTTTTTTACTTTCATTATTTTGCTCCCTTATCTAATTCTTTAAGCAATCTTGTTAATATTATAATGCCACCTTTATTCTGCTGAGATTTATCCCAAGCCTTTGCATCATTTACTATGTCTCCTAATGGGTAGCAATTTAGCCTTGCGATATTATCCACTATCCATTTTCTAATTTCTTTCTTAGTCATTAGTTTGCTCCCTTTGCGATTACATCCATCTGATCCCATATGGATCGTCTTAGCTTGAACTTGGTGCTACAGAAAGGTAGTTGCACTCTGACCCATTTATGACCAACTACTGCCCATGCGAATCTAAGTCCACATATTGGTAGTCTCATCTGATTAAAATAAACTTGAAATAATTTTGCACTAACCCAAGATTTTTCTTTAGGTTTTGTTTTGATTACGTTCTTCATAAAAACTCCTAATTTGGTTATTCGTTAATTGTCTTAAACACATTATAACATATGTAAATACATAAGTCAACCCCTAAATTGGGTTAATTAAAATAAAATAAACTATTATTATGGGTTGACATCTTAAAAGGGTTGTGGCATAATAATAAAAATGAACAATTAAATTAGGAGAAAAAAATGGGAATGAGTTCATATATATTAGACTTAGAAGATAAGTTTATAGATGTAGATGTGCCAGAGATTATTAAAGACTCTGATAGCTTACAAGAAGCACAATTAAGAGCAGAAGAAAAAAGGGCAATAAATTATAACTTTATTTCTTCTACTAACCTTAATGAAAAGGTTAAAGATATGTGGAATGAGCATTGGTCTAAATATAATATGGGAGGTTGCTAATGATAGCATTTGAAAGAGATACTAATCACGAAACAAAACATAAGTTTCATAGATATTATCAAGTAGTAAAGTATGAAGGTGGGAATAGATTTATTCCTTCCTTCAATAAGTACACAAGAAAACACACTGTTTGTATCTACAAAGAATTTAAAGATATGAAGGGTTGGATGTTTTGGTGTTCAGATAATGGTGGCAGTAATTGGACACACTGTGATTCTATTACAATAGCAAAACAACAAGCTAAACTTTTTTGCAAAGGGGAAAACTAATGGAATTAAATTTTATTTACAGTGATGGTGGTAGATCAAATTACTTTAAAGGTGAAGCTGGGGATTGTGTCGTAAGAGCAATCTCCCATGCTACTGAAGAAGATTATAAAGTAGTTTATGATAAACTATTTCAGATCAATAAAGATTACTTGTCTAAAAAGAATGATAAGTTATCTAAACAAATGAAATCTAGAAATAGAGAAAAAGGTGGATCGCCTAGAAGTGGTAACTACAAAAAGATTTACCATAACTATCTTTTAAACAATGGATGGAGATGGGTATCACTTCGTAAGTTTGGATCAAAAGAAAGAACTAAACTTGATGAGCTTACACATCTAGGTAACATAATAGTAGCAGTCAATAGGCATCTAATGAACATGAGACTAGGCACTGTGTATGATACTTGGGATAGTCGTTGGTCATATTGGTTTGATAAGAAGTCTGTGAGGACTGCTAATGGATATTATGAAAGAGAATATATCTAATGGCGATTATGAATATACTTAATGGTAAGAATACTGTTCTTGATTTTTTTAAGGATGCAATTAACAAAAAAGAATATGCAAGAGCTTACTATATTTTGACATTAATTTTAAAAGCAAAAGAAAATAAAAAAACCTCATTTAAGGGTTGACATTTGTAGATACATATATTATATTAATTAAATAAGATAAACGAACAACAAAATTTGGAGAAAAAAATGCAGACAGTTTTATCAAAAGAAATAGTAGGTTATGGTAGCTACAATAGTTATGTAAATAAAAAGGGTCATCCTACTAACATTCAATATAGCTTCGAGAGAATAGCTACTAACAATCGTTCATTACATATATATGGTTGGGATACAGATACTCCAATATGGAATATTAATTATACAGAAGATGGTTATAATTATAAGACAGTTGGATGTGTCACTGCTTTCCCTATGGATGAGGTACAAGCATCAATCAAGACTTCAAGTGGTGTTGACTTCACTGTAGCTAGAAACGATCCATATGAAGCATTTGTGGCTATTGTAGATGCAGTTTCAGCTACAACTACAGAAGAAGAAGATCAAGCATTTTATCAACAGTATGGTTATTAAGGGAGATTGACTATGAGATATTTAGAAGTAGAAAGTATTTGGGATAAGCATGGTGATTGCATTCTAGATAGAAGGAGTGAGCACCAAGAGCTTACTTTTAAAGTAAACCATAACAGAGGTACATCTAAATGTTATCTCTTCGAGGATCAAGCAGAAGATATAATACATATCCTATCTGTTAGTCCTTGTATCAGTTCTCATTACTCTAAAGCAGATTATGCTGAGAAGGAGAGACTATCTAAAACATTACCTCTTAATCATGGCGATGTAGTTCGTATTAAAAAAAGAGATAATAAAGAATATACAGTTCATGTAAATGGCAACTATTCTGATCTTGGTTACTTAGTGCCAATCAAAGACTAAGTTCCACCATCTTGAGTGCTAGGCATACTGCCTAGTGCTCCAAGACCCACCATACCACCTACAGTAGAGAATAAAGGCATACCACCTCTAACTATATCTTTCATTTTAGGTGTAATGTTTATTGCGAAAGTTTCTTGATTAGTTCTGCTATCTCGTATCATGTCTGCATAATCAAAAGCATCTCCTTCATTTTTAAAAAATTTACCTTCAATTGCTTTATCTGATCCATCGTTACGAACAAAATATCTACCATCGTATGTGACTGCAACACCCACATCTTTTTCTGGTTTTATTGGTATAGTTATTTTTTCTGTAGTTACGCCAAGACTTTTTGGCAATTTAGATGCTACTTGAGGTATTATTTTATCATAGTAATCTACTAAAGATGGTTTACCCCATCTATCAAATTGCACCTTACCAGGGCTAAAAGCAACATGATCGTATCCACCTTCATCTGCTAATTTTATTAATCTTTTTAAAGCTAGTCCTGTCCATTTATTTCTATCTGTTACAAATGGTGCACTTGGAACGCCACCTTGAACTTGATTTAAATTTTTTAGGTATTTTTTAGATAAATCTTTCATAAATTTATTACCATCAGCATTAAATCTTGGTTGATTTATTTGCCCAAATAAATAGTCTGCTTCTTTGTCATCATAGAATTTATTTATAGGATCGTCTTTGTCTAAAATGCTTGGTGCTCTATAATTTAATGATCTCGTTGGTAAATCACCTTTTCTAACTTGACCCATAGTCTCATAGAAATTCATATACTGACCAAATGTCATAGTTTTAAATTCTTCTGGCATACGACTTTGCGAGTAATCAAATTCATAGTCTTGCACATCTGTATTTAAGTCATAATATTTAGATGGATTATCATGTTTTGCACGAAAGTCTTTTGGTTCTATAAATGGTATTCTAATTGGTGGTCTATTTGGAAATGCTAATTTGTAAAATGCTTCTTGTTCATAGCCATCTAGTTTAACGCCACCTTTTTTTAAGTCTAATATTTCTTGTCTTACGTCTGCCAATTCTTTATTTGCTGCTGCCAGTTTATCGCCTTCTAATTTAAAACCACGACCCGCACCTCTTTGACCCCAATCGCTTTGTAACTCTTCTACATATAAAACTTTTTTGCCATCAGTTGTCACTCTATCTTTGGTTCTAATATGAAATAGTGGATTAAATTCATCAAAGTGTGTTCTATATTGAAAATCTTTATTTTTATCATATACCTTTGGGTTCTCTAATTGTATTTTACCAAATTTATTATCGCCTTTTGGTGGTAACCTTAGTAAAAGTTCTTTGTAGTTAGTGCCACCTTCTTGTGTGTTTCCTTCCCATTTGGCAACACTACCTGGATCATAAACACCATCTTGTATAGTTGCACTTTTAAGTCTGACTACAGCCTCATCAAAACTTTGAGCAGTATAGTCTTGTATAAGGTCTGCTAAATCTTCTTCTGTGAGGTTTTTAGTAGATGCTAATTTAGTTTGCCCTTCAACACTTCCCTCTTGTCTAATACGATCATTTATTTGATTCGCATACTCTTCAGCCTCAACAGAGTTTCTCCAATCTTTTACATCTGCATCTGGTCTAAACGTAAAATATATATCAGTTACATCTTGTGCAGCATCGTCTAGATTTTCAAACATTACAGTTTTATATCCTGTTGGTGTATGAGTATTTATAGTTCCATACAACTTTATTGGATAAGCATCATCACCAATAAATTGATACATCATTGCATCATATTCTATTGTTGGTCTAGAATATCTTCCAGTATCATATGCCTCTTTAACTTCATCAGCACTTTTAAAAGCCTCTTCGCCATTTCTAATATCTGTAAATGTTTCGGTTGCAAAATAGTCATCTGGATCTATACCATCACCCACTTGCTTAGTTTTTTTTGTCTCTATTAAAGCAACTTTATTGAGTTCTATTGTATCTACGATTTCTTTCTTAGTAACATTATCATTCTTAAATAAATCTGTTAATCCAGTGGCATCTAACTCATCTTGTTTTACGCCTTTGTTTAATAAAAACCCTGCAAACTGTGCACCTGACCCTTTGTTTTGTTGCATCATCTTAGCTTGACGTTCTGCTTCTGAATAAAATCCAAACTCATCTACGACTTTAGGGTCTTTCATAGCCATACTTGGTGCTTTCAGCTTTGTGTTTGCTATTACTTTTGGCAAAGCTCCTACTGTCTCTTTTGTGTCTACAATTTCTGTAGTAGATGGTTTACTCTTTAATTTAGTTGCTTGAGATTTAATAAATTTTTTAAGTGGCTTTGCAAATAGTAATCCTTCTAATAACGAAAAGCCTACATCTAAACCTCCACCAATATAATCACCTCTATCCAAAGCTCTTTTTCCTTCTTGGAAATAAAAAGGTATGTTTACTACGGGTGCTAAATCAAGCAATCCAACCTGCTGACTAAAGTTTTCTGCACTAGGATTACCCATAAATCCCTTCGCTAGTCGTTGTGAGGTGCGTCCTGGTAAACCTAAGTATTGTCCAGCGTCAGATATGCCAGTTCTTATCTTCTCTCTCATAGTAGGTTCATATGGCTCTAATCTACTACCACCATATACTTGTAAGTTTCTTGCTACTTGATTTACAGGCAAACTAGACCCAAAAAATGTAGGTGCATTTGCTGGATCATCAAATACAGTAGGTGCAACTGACTGTGCTTGTCTTATTCTATTGTCTCTGTAAAAGTTTTCTAACTCTTCTGACATTAAAAATTATACCTCATGCCAACTTGACCAAATACATTTTTATTACCTTGCTCATCTCTGTAATATGGATTTACACCACCACTAACATTTACATCTAGGTTTTCTGTTACTGGAATATTAAGGTACGCTTGTAGTTGATCTACAGTCAATCCACCACCATATTTCTCACTCTCTGGTGCTCCATAGTTTTGTAGCTCTTGTGGGAACTCAACCTCACCTTTTGTATAACTACCACTTACATCACCACCAAACTCTATGCCACTAGGTGTGACAACGCCTAAACCAACATTACCTTGAGCTTGATCTATTCTGTTTTTTAAAAATACTGACCCTTGAGGCAACTGCACTTCTGGTGTATTTGTCCTTCTTGATCCCTCAATGTTTACAACTGGGGTTTTAACTTTAAGATTTGATAAAAATTTTTTTAAGTCCATTATACTTGCCCACCACTAAGCTCTCTTGCTAATATTTTTAGCGTATCTTGGAAACCTTTGTCTAGTTTTTTGGCGGCAGTCGCAAACTTTTTTGGACTAATCTCATCTGACGTAAGTCCTTTTTTTTCTAGAAATTTTTTTGCTGCTCTTATCTCTGCGTTTGCTACTTTTTTTACTTTTGCACTAGCCATTTTATGTTCCTTCTTCTAATCCTGCTAAAGCTCCAAAACCATTCATATCAAAAAAACTTTTTACTTCGTCTATATATCTTTGTGCATTTGGGTCTTTTGTAACTGGCAGAATATCTGCCAAACTTTTTACGTTTTTTGAAAAACTAAAATTTCCTGCATAGTTTTGTAAATCTTTTGGGTTTTTTATATTACCTTGCACTATTTCATTTATAAATCGTGAATTGCTACTTTTAAGGTTTACTGCTTTATTATCACTAAATCCTTCAGTTTTTAAAATATTTGGTTTTAGCCCAGACACATCTGCAATAATCTCATCTTGTGCTTCTAACATACCTTTTGTAAATTTTGCTGGATTTGTTACTGTATCAAAGCCACTTATTTTTTTTTGACCTATTCCTCTTTCTTTAATTTTTTTATTTACATTTCTATTAATCTTGTTTCCATAGGCTGGTAAATAACCCGCAATTCTATTTCTAGGCACATCATATTTTAACAAAAACGAATCGTCATACATACTACTTTTGCCTTCTGTAAGATAATCGTGTAATTTAAATATTTTGTTTTTATCAATCAATCCAGAAACTAATTGCTCATTACCAATATTCATCGTTTCTGGTTTGTTTGTTATGATTCTGTAAATTGGTATTGTATCTTTAAAACCCTTTTCATCTAGTGTCTTATTGCTTTGTTTTTGAAATTGATCATCAGTAATTAGTTTTTTAGCTAATTCTTCTCTTGCAACTGATTTTTCTGCTGATCCACTAATTTTTGGTTGTATAACATAACTTGATATCAATTCTTCAGTATTGAAATCATCAAAAAATGTAGGTAGATTTTTTAAGCTACCAAACTGATTTACACTTTGTTTTAATAGTTTTGATAATGCACCACTAGCCATTATGTACCCTCATCCAAGCCTGCTAGTGCTCCTAAACCTATGGCAGTAGTCGCTGGTGGTATTATAGATGCATAGATATTACCTTCGTCTACCTTCTTAGGATCAAATTGTGCAAATACACTTCTAACGTCACCTTTTTCTGGGTAGAATAAGCCTACTGTTCTCTTGCCTACTCTATCTGTTTCGTTAGTAAGGTAACCTCTAAAGCCTAATTGTTTTATTACGCCACTTATTTCTGGTTGTTGTAGTACAAATGCATCACCTATTTTTAAGTTATAACCCATCTCACCACCTTCTTCCATAGTAGTGCCTAAAGCATCTTCTAATCTATTACGATGCTCGGGATTATTGTAGTCATATATATTGTCCATTTTTAACTTAACAGGATATATTCGTGCAGTAGAAGAAGGCGTACTGTACATATATTTACCTCTGTCATCCAACACACTTGTGCCACCTTTGCCTTTGAGTGCAAATCCTTCTACATATCTTTTATCTTCACTAAAGAAAGTTGTAGGCTCACCTTTACGAGCTTCCCTATAACCACCAAATACTGATCTATCTGAGGCTTGTGGCACAAACTCCATTATGTTTTTTTCTGGACTACCATGATAAAATGTAGAAGGATCAAAACCTTTTTCTACAAGCTCTTTCTCACTTGGTAGGTTGCCAAACTCTTGAAGTTGTTCTTTTGTAGGCATAGCATCAAGGACTTCTCCAGCACCTTGAATTGGTACTACGTCTTTACCTCTAGTACCTTTATTAATTAATTTTGCAAATACACCAAATGGATTCATCTTACCACGCCTTACATGACCAATACCTAGCCTTTGTTTTCGGTCCAGGTGTGTCACAGTTATGTCTAGCTCTAAAACTCTTTCTATTACCTTTTTGGTTTTTCTTGATCTTCATATTAGGATCACCAAAAGTTACACGCTTTACTCTGTCTCCATCAGTAACATAAACCACAGATTTCTTTTTGCCATAGGATGTTTCACCTTTAGCAATACGTCTAGGTTTATTGAGTGTAACCTTTTTGCCCTTATAGGTAGCCATTACTTGCTTTCTTCTTTTTTCTCTTCAGTTGTTTCTTCTTTCTTTTCTTCTTCTTTTTTTTCTTCTACAACTTTAACTTGTATAGGCATTATTTTTTACTCCCTTTATGGATAGTTTGTATCTCAAATGATGCTTTCGTACTTGCACCTTTGTGTGGTTTATAACCACCTGTTGGATTCTTCATCAATTTAAACCCGCTGCCAGACTTCATCCAATGAAAACCTTTAGGTGCTTCTACTGCTTTTTTTGCCATGATTATGCCTTCCCTATTTTAGTTTTTTTCTTTTTGTTTTTTGACGCTATCTTTTTAAATGTTCCTAGTTTTGGTGCACCTTTAGCACCTTTCTTTCTCATCTTTTCGCCACGCTTTCTCTTGGCATGGATATTAGCATATAAACTCATTTCTTTTTACCCTTCTTTTTTACGATGGTTTTGACTTTGCTCATAGGGTTAGCTCTTTTTCTTTTTACTGCAGACTTGATTTGTCCTTTTGACATAGCGTTTGCTTTGGCTTTAGGTACGCATTTTGGATATTTTCTTTTGGCATCCTTCTTTTGCTTTGTTCTACCACACTTAGCAAAGCCACCACCTTTTTTCTTAGACCCAATATCTACCCAGTCTTGTTTAAACCATTTTGTTAATCCACCACTAGACTTTGCCATTACGCTGACCTATAACCCCCACCACGCTTCTTATATGTCTTAACAAGCCAGGCATTTGCATAAGCGGATGGATATACATCGAACTTACGCTTTGCTTCTGCTTTTACTTTTGCATACAAAGCCTTGTTAGTTGGGATTGATCCACTTTTTTTCTTAGCTTTCTTTTTCTCTGCCATAACAACTCCTATGTAGCTGGGATTAATCTTTGTGCATACTCATAGGCTTCTTTATCGCCTAGATTTCTTTTTATTTCTAAGTACTTAGATGCTTCGTCAACTAATTGTTGATCAACTGGCTGAACTGGAAGGTTCAATTGCATTTTTCTTAAATCAGCAGGCATAGATGCAAAAGCTCCTAAACCTTTACCCTCTGCTCTAACTGTTTTCATGGGTTCTCTCAGCATTATAGTTTTAGGTATTGTAGTATCAAATGTAAATACTTCTGCTCCTGGTGCTTTGGATATTTTTGTGTCATATGATGGGTGTATACTAGGTGTCATACCTGATTTAATGTCTGTAAATCTACCACCCATACCTAGTTGATCTGCGTCTAATAAACCTGGATTTGATGTAGCAATTCTAATTTTACCTATGTCTGGTGCTCCTAACTTCTGTAGTACATCTTTGTCGAATTGTTCAACTAACGCTACTCTTGTCGTTCCAGGCAATTTTCTAAAATATGTAGCAAATTCATCAATATTGTTGAGATTTGGTATATCTTTAAATGGTTGTGATACTTTATCTTTTTTTCTAAATGTTTGATTTTTAATGATTTTTGTCATTTCATTAAGATTTTTCTTTGTGTTTGGCTTTACTCTTAATGATTCAATAATTACATTTGCAGTATCTAAAGAAAAGTCACCAGACCTTTCACCCATAGTTGTTGTCATGCCTACTGGCTTTCCACCCATTTGCTCAACTGTTTGTAATTTATCATCTAATTTTTTTAATAAACTCTGCATAGATGCCCAACCTTGATCTGAATCATCCATAAATTGTATTCCCCCATGCGTTCTTATTGGGTTCTCAAATTTAAGATCATCTATACCATAAATGATAACATCTCTACTTGTTCTATCGCCTACTAAGGGCACTATGGTTTTTCCTTGTAGCATTGATGCATCTGTAGCTAGTGTTGGACTTTTTTGCAAAGCTCCAACTCCAAAATTTAATCTGTAATCTTTTAGTGGGTCTCTGACTAATCCAGTATATTGTCTTTGAAATGGTGGAAAATTTTTCTTAGTCATATCAATAGCTCTTGTTTTGTTGCCAAGAGCATCTAATATGTCACTACCAGTCATTTCAAATCTTGGTAATGCACCAAATTCTTTTTTTAGTTGGTCGCTAGTCGCAATATTTCCTAAAGCTCCAAGCTCATTACTGCTAAATAATGGCTTAAAGTTATCTGTAAGAAACTTTTTAAGAAATGGTTTAATTGGAACAGAAGCCATTTATGCCATCTTAGATTTAGTCTTTTTCTTTTTAAGATTAGCTAGTTTTTTAAAATCAGCACCAGTCAACTTGTTTCTTGGCTTTGCTACGTTAGCTATCTTCATTTGTTTTTTTGAGTATACTTTTCCTGGCATAATTACATCCCCACCTTTGGTGACCCATGACCTAGTATCTCATCCATGACACCACGCATATCGCCACTATCTACTTTCATTACTTTGACTTTCATATCGCCATCCATATGCTCTTCTTCCATCTCTTCTTCTTCATCTGGAAGAACCATACCTTGATAACATAATAATAGAAAGTTAACTAGCTGATCTGGCGTTAACTCCAATCCTGGCGAATCGTGAGAAAACCCCATTTTTTCCATGAATAGTTCAGCATTTTCATCCATGTTTTCTACATTAATATCAGCCATATTTTACTCCTTTTTTAATTTTTAAGTTGGCTACAAATCCTAGTCCATAACATATGCTCTCACCTATACGACTAACTACTTTAACAACCTTGCTTTTCTTTCCATATCTACCTTTAGATAAATCAAATGCCATTTGTTTTGCCCATGCTAGAGCTAGAGGCTTTGCTATCTTGTAAACAATACCTTTGTCTCTCATTTTTGTAGCTACATATTTACCCCATAAACAATATCCACGATAGATATTTGGGTCAACTCTCTTTCCATATACTTGATCATATTTGTAAATATATTTTTTCATATCGCCCATTTCGTATAGTGCAGTACATATATATGTGCCATCATCGCCACTAGCAGAAGCAGCATCGTCAGCAAATGATTTACTTAAATCTTTAGTATTTTTAATTGATGTTTGTGCTCCAGTCTGCTCTGTATTACCAAGACCAGTCGGGCCAGATTCGTTCACACCTGGTGATTTGCCAAACCCAAGAAATCCCCCAGTGCTTCCGCTATATCCAACACCTTTTCCACCACCTAAATCTCCAGTTGATCCTACTGCAGAATTAGTGACACCAAGTCCAGTTGGGTCTACATTTGTAATATTTGTTTTTGTTATTGTATTTGGCTTGTAGCCTTGCATTGGATTTAACCCTACAGTGTAAGCAGTAAGTCCTTTGCTCATTCCATAATTTTGCACTTCTGTGTCTGTAATATTTTTATCGTTATTTGCATCTATTTCTGACCTTAAATCTGTCAATGATTTTCCACTAAATCCTGATAAAACATCTGTAGGTTTGTTCATAGCTTGATTTGCTAATTGATTGACATTGTAACTCCCAATCATATTACCAACTGTCATAGGCACAGATAAAGGTGGTGCTACATATCCTAATGCAGTGGTTAAAGCAGTCTGTGGTGTAACATCGTATCCCATAATACTTCCTATAGGATTGTTTGTGCTTTGTAATCCTTTAGATAAATCACTAAACTCATCTTGAGTTAGGCTACCCAACCCACCTAAAGCTCCTATGTTATCCCCTACTGCCATAACTACCTCTTATGTATTAGGAGCATTGAAAGAATTTATTGCATCTCTAGGATTAAATGTTCTATCTTGACCCATAGGATTGTTTCTCATCATTAAATCTTGTGGTCTTTGCATAGGCATTGGCATTGTAGCACCTGTTGGAACGCCACTTAAAGCACCCATTGGTGGATTGACCATTTGTGGTTGCATCTGTTGAGTTGGCATAGGTGTACCTTCTTGCTTTGGTGCTTGTTGACCACTAAATTGTCTTGGATCGACTGGTGGCATATTTTTTTCCATAGCAACTGCTTCTATTGCAGTGGCTTCATCTAATCCCATATCCATTAGCATTTGTACTTTTTCTAAATCAGTCATTGCTGATCCAGTTTCTCTATTTATGTAACCTTGTGCAACCTCTAATTCTTGTGGAGTTAATGAGGCTCCAGTTGTTTGTCTCATTGGTCTATTTGCAATAAATTCACCCATATTATTTGGAACTGGTGTTGGTGTATTTACTGGGTTACCAGTTACTGAATCTACCATCTCACCATTTGGCATTATTACGATTGGCATTATCTTAGCTCCTTTTGTAGTTTGATTGCGTTCTTTTCTCTCTCTAGTTGTAATTCTAATTCTAGCTTTTGCACTTTAGCTTGTAGTTCTTGTTGTAACTTGGCTTGTTCTATTTGCATATCTTGTTTGGCTTCTGCCTCATTGATTGCTAGTTTCTGTTGTGCTTTAGCTTGGTCTGCTTGTATTTGTACTTTTGTCCTAGCTTCTAAGGCTTGTGCCTCTAGTTTAGCAAGTTCTTGTGCATACTGTAATGGGTTTTGTGCTTGTTGTTGTTTAGACATAGCTATAAGTGGTTTGATGGCTTCCATTTGTGGTGCAGAATTAACTACCTCTGCTGCTCTCTGACTTATAATCATGTCAAGTTGTGGATCAATATCTTCAAACTTAAATTTAGGATCACGCAGATCAGGCATATTTGGTAGTGACATATTGATACTAGATTGCATCCGCTGCCTGTACAATAACGCTATATGCTCTGCTATATGTGCAATTAGTAATGGTTGCATAGCTCTAGCACCAGGGTTTCCAGCTAGTGATGGATCGCTAATGAACTGCATATGTACTGCAATATGACTGTCATGGTCTTGTTCTGGGAAGGCTCTTATTGGCTTACCATACATCAAACTCATATTTTCAGTTATTGGGTCTAGCTTAGATGCCTCTTCTGGCTTCTTTAGTATCTCATCTATATTGTTTATGCGTATGGCTTCATACATTCTTTTGAACGCCTCATACTGATCGTGTAGTTGAGGTGCTGACTGTGCCATCTGTAATACTGCTTGAGCTTGTGCAATTCTCTGTGCAGTGCTAAATATGTTAGGATCACTGACTGGGATTACATCTATTCTGCCATCAAAGTCTCTTGCAAATACAGTTGTAGATACGCCACTTTGTGCAAACTCAAAACTTTGTGGTAAATATTCTGCATTTAATTTTGCAAGTAATTTAAATTCTTGTCCTTGTGAATAGTGCAGTCTCTTATGTATAGCACTAAATGATTTGCTACCTTGTTCAATCAACGCAACTGTAGACCCAACGGGAGCATTTGGATTTACATCACCTACATTAAGATCGGCAGTACTAGCAAACCTTCTTCCTGCATCTGTTATGGCAGTCATCAAGTTGAACAAGGTATTGGATGGCTCTTTAAATGGTAAAGGCATTATAGCCTTGTTTACATCATCTACTGTAGCATCTAGGTCAGCAAACTCTCCTGGGTTGATTTGCATCTCACCCCCAGTAACTCTGCCTTTTAACTTAAAGCCACCTTGCATATTAGCAAAAGCCGCTGAATCTAATAGTGCTCTAAGTGATCCAGTTGCCGCTCTACCTAATCCACCTATCATATGATACAAACCAAATCCATAGAATCCAG